GAATGTTTATTTATTTTTACGAATAAAGTTTATCGTTTCTCTAAAACTACAGAACTAAAAAATCGTTAAATCGGCCCCTCTCAAAAACTTTTTGACCAAATCCCAGAATGTTTATTTATTTTACTAACAAGGTTTCTTATTTTCCTAAAACTACACACTATAAAATGTTAATTTTTTTTAACATATAGGGTTTATCATTTCTAAAATTATTAATGTTTATTTTATTAATAAAATAAATTATGTATATATTAAACTTTTATTAATAATTATAAAATAATATAACATTTTATAAAATAACATCATCATAAACATTTATTACACGATTTATTTCATCGCGCAACACTCTCTTGTAATCTCGGCTGACGATAACCTTCAAACATAGATACGGACCGGTCGACGACAAGTCGTAAACGCAATCGTGATTGCTTTCGAATAACAAGTTCGTTAAAAGGTTATCGTTTGCATACTGAATGACATTTAAAGGTAAACCTCTACATATTATATAAATGTCATTTGAAAGATAAACTCTAAAATTATGTTTGATATAATGAGGTTGTCTACAATAATGTAACGCGATCATCACATCTCATCGAGCAGCTTGTCCGAATCGACAATCACGTTTTCTAAAATTATGTTTGTGTTTTCAATGTGTCCGCGTAGTCTTTTGATCTCCCTGACGCGTTTTTTTAATTTTTTCGCAACCTTAATGTCGGCCGCGTTCTGATCCCTCACGAGATTAGTTAATCTGAGATTTTCGTTTTTTAAGATGTCGTTTTCGTCCGACGTGGCATTGATCTGACGCACCAGAGTCGAGATAGTGTCGTTGTAACTCTGCTCCAAATTTTTCCAAAATGATTTTTCCTTTTCATATTGTTGCTTAATCTGTTGCAGTTGATCGATCAGATCCCGGTTCTGCCTGATGGCGGCCTCTAACGCCCAATTGTTTATGGTCAGTTTATTGTTTAGATTTTCCGCGTCCATTGTTACCACGGGATGTGTGTCGATCCGTTAACAACCTAAATTGAATAGTTTTGCGGCGTACAAAACTTCGTAAATTATACCTTTTATCTTATCTCGTCTAATCTCTTTCAAAGTCCAATAGTGATTGTCTAGGCCGGCTATGTACAATCCGCTTTCGAATAGTTTTGTGAAGAAGCTTATCTTTCTCCCTACACCTCTGTACTTTGAACGCAATCGACCCACGTGTTTGCCGTCGCGGAAAAGCAGATTGCCCCTCGTCGAGTACACGTGGCCGTCCGCCTCCTCGTGGATCACGTCGTACGTGGAAGTCGTCTTACCGGCGTCCAGGAGCCGTTTACGCTGATACTTGTAAAACACGTTGTCGTGCAACAGCAGCGTTTTGTTTCCCAATTGGGCGGCGGCGGTGACGGCGTTGGTGTACGCGTACTTTCGGTCTATCCTCTTGAGTTTTCTTTTTACTACACTATTATTTTTATCAATGTAATAGGAAAAGTATTTGTTGCGTTTGAAGATCATCAGCTCCCGATCGATGTAGGCCACGCTGCTGGGACCCTCGCACGAGTTGTTGAACGGTCTGGGTTTAGAAAAAAAATTGTGATAGGGCATAGGTCGCAACTCGGGCCGCGCAGTGGTCGTCGTAGTGGAGGTGGTGGTCGTGGTAAATCTGCGCGGGTTGTGCACGTACATCTGATCGTACCCGTTGATGTCGTCCTGGTCTAAATAGTGCATGTTGTTGTAATAGCTGTACATGACGGACGTTTTGACGCTGCTGTGACCCAACCCCAAAATGTGGCCAAGCTCGTGCACGGTGACGGCGTACAAATTGATATCCTCTTTGTTGTCGTCGTCCACGGTCCAATGCTCGTCTAGATCGTAATGCAGCTCCCCCTTTTCCGGATAGTAGGCGTGCGCCACGACGCGACCCTCGCCGTCGAACGGGTAAGCGTCAATGTGTCTGCCGCTAAAGAATCTGATTTTAATGTCTGCCCGCTCGTTATTGTCGTTTACCTGATGGAACGTGAGATTATTGCTCTGCACGGACACGTGTTGCCACGCGTCGAAGGCCCTCCTCACGGTGGCGAGCACCGTAGACTCGTTCAGGTTCGACGGCAGGGGATCGTTAAATAGCGACCAAGTCAAATTGTCGTGGTGCCAATGCAGATGCTGGTTGGCGGTGAAGCGTTTCTGTCTGCCGGCGGTGACGAGCACGAAAGGCAAGAGCAATATCCAAAACATTGAAATAATCTTAGAGGGTGTTTATTATTTTTAAATATTTGTAAGCATGAAATGTGCATATGTCACCCTCGTCATGTTAGGCGATCGTTACGTGCCGGGCGCGGTGGCGCTGGCGAAAAGTTTAATCTGCCACGGGTGCGTCCACGCCAAGGTGTGCATGGTGACGGCAGACGTCTCCCTCGTCGGAGAGCTGGCTAAATTTTATGACGCGATAGTGCGTGTGCCTCATTTGCATTTTCCGTGCGGCAAAATGTTGACGGAACGCCAGCGCCACCTGTACGGTTCGTGGATAAACTACGCGTTCACTAAATGGCAGTGTCTGACGCTCGCCGACTACGATAAATTGGTGTATCTGGACGCGGATCACGTGGTGGTGAAGAACATCGACCATCTGTTTGCGAGCGAAGCGCCCGCCCTCTGCTTCAGCAACGCGTACAACTCGACATACGAGAGACACAAACACGGCGCCGCCATCGACAATCTATCGGCGTACCTGCGCACGGAGAGGGTGTTGTGCTTCACGGGCACCATGGTGCTGCGTCCCGACTCAAGACTGCACTCGACCATAGTCGGTCTCCTCAACGGCGACAACAAGCTGCTCGTGAACGACAACAGGTTCAACAACGGTTTCGAGGAGGTCGTGTTCGTTCAGGCGCTCGTCGAGCTCGACATGCCGGTCACGCAGCTGTCTGTCCTGTACTGCTGGAACGCCGGCGATTACGCCTCGCTCAAGAGCAGACAGCCGTTCGTGATAAACTATTACGGGGATCGGAAACCGTGGGAGCACGCCGCCACATATATGGACGTGTACATTTGGCGTTATTTCTACAATCAATAATAAGCTTATAATGTTTTGGCTCGGTTGCGTGCTCGTGTTGCTGTTTATTTATCTCATGTACCACCCGTTGCACATGGCGTTTTACGACGTGGTGGACGACGCCGAGGAGCGCAACCGACTGCTCAACGATGAGACGTTTAGACGCCAGCTGCGGGACCGCCGTTACGCGCCTCTTCACACCCTGCCGAGCGTGAGCGTGAACGTCGACGGGCCCGCGACGGGATGTTTTTCTACCCCCACCCTGGTGACGCGAAACGACGTGCCCTCGTTCGACTGCAGCGCCGTCTGCGGCACCGAAGCGTCCGCGTATTTTTACGTCGACGAGCACCGCAAGGTGGCCGTGGACGGGGTGCTCCTCGGCGTCGGCGGTTACTGCACGACCAACTCGGTGCCGCGTCTGTGTAACAGCGAAACGTCGATACTGCTGTACGGCGCTAACCAGTGGACGTGCATAGCGGAGGACCCCCGTTACTTTGCCGGCGAGGCCAACATGATTCAGATGGCGGGCAGACAGCACAGCGAGCTGGTGAACGGCGAACAACTGCGCAAGAACGTGCTCTGGGACAATCTGCTAAACGTCGAAGTGAATCCGACCGCGAACACGTTCAGACGCAGCTGGGACGACGTAATGGAGGACGGTAAGCGCCGTTTCGAGGTCAGATGCGACGCGCTCGATCTGAAGCACAACGCCATGTTCGTCAATCCGTACAACGCGATAGAATGTCTGCCGAACGTGTGCACGGACGTTAACCACGCGCACCCCGACGTGAGACCGGATTTTGTGACGGGCTTTTGCGAATGCGGCGACCAGAACGTGACTCGGGTACGCCACATACAAGAGGAGGACAGGACCACGAAATGCGCCTCTATAGTGAACCGGGTGCACCGCGACGCCAACACGGCCGATTTCAGAGTCGACTGCCTTTCGCTCGACAGCCCAGTGTCAAGTTTTTCGAGAGACAAGCTGCTGTGCCCGCCGTCCATATTCAACACAAACAGCGATTTCGCGTACACGTTCACTTTGCGGGGCGTCAACAACGTGAGCGGTAACGGCATCCACGAGCCGACGTACCGGCTGTGGGCGGACACGCGATCGAGAATAAGGTGGAAGACATGAACCGCACCGTTGTGAATTGGATCAGAGAACGCAATGCGTTCAAAGAGCAGGATAAACGCATCCGAAATCTCGTCATGTCCAACTATTCTGGCTTATCCGGCACCACGGAAAACATGATCGTTCAGGTGCTGAACCGAGTCAACGAGGAGAGGATAAAGTACAAATCTAACGCCAACACCAAGACCAGCATCAATTACGATTTTAAAGAACGAAAAAACACGAGCTCGCGCAGGTCGCCCACTCTGGAGAATTTGATTCAGAACGTCGAACAGGTGTCCGTCGCGGCGCTGGCCAGAGCTTTGCTCGAGCTGGACGACAGGGCGGAAGACGTGTATTTGAAAGCTGTCGATTTTGAGAAAAAATTAAACGAAGAAGACGAGGAGTGCTATCGAACGATCGCCAATCTAAAGGCTGAACTGAACGAACGCAACGCACGGCGGTTTGACGAAGAGATGGTGAAGCGATTGAAACGAGACTACGAAATCGAGCTGTCCGGTCAAGCAAATAAGCACGCGGAAGAGCTGCAAGACGCGAACGAAAAATTGCAAAAATGTTTGTTGGCATTAAAAGTAGTCAAACAAGAATGCGATGAAGATAAAACTTTACTTCTAAAAGAGGTTAATCAGTACAAACAAAAGTATATCGAGTGCGCAAAGCAATTTTCTAAATGCAAACAAAAATTGCAAGAATACAAGTTAAAAACTGATGATTGCGAGCGAAATTTAGAGAAAGACATTACAGTATGTAACAACATCAGGCGGCAGCTTGAAATTGATCTTGAAAAGTACAAATTGTTGTACAATAATTTATGTATAGAAGATGACACGGAAAAACGCGATTTGATACAACAAAATAAATTATTATCATACCAAATATCTCAACTACAAAGCGACTTGGATATTCGCAATAACGAACTCGAAGAAATTGAAGAAAGTATAAACAATATTAAAATTGAACCGTACGAAGACCCTCAAATCGAACACGAAACGTATCCCGCTATTGAAAATACAAAAGTCGAATATGTAGAAGAATCTATAGTTAAAACTGAACCAAAAGAAAACTATCAGGAAGCGTTAGAACTGGTGTTGAAAAAATTCAACGTCGAAATCAAAGAGGATTTGGAGTTTCGCGTGCGTCATTTGTTTAAAAATATTTTAAAAGAAATTTATTTTGTAATTATAAAAATGCCCACATTGTATACAGATAAAGAATATTTTATAGACACTACTAAAAAATATTTTATAAACACAAAGGTCCAAGATTACGATGAGTTTTTGATAAATTTGAAAGATTATGGAGATGAGTTGACCTCGATGAAAATTGGTGACGAAAATGCGCTGAAAATGATCGACGCCGTGCTCACCAATTCAGTACCGGTGAACAAAATTTTGATTGAAAATTTATATCAAATATTGAAACGCATAAAAGAAGAAGCGGTCACCAAATCGCCGGTCACAAAAAGAAAATTCAACGAGGAAGTGTTGGTCGAGGAAGAACCCAAAAGAAAAAAATCGGTCACTGAAATAAATGAAGATACCATCGTCGACTTGAATAACTCGGACTATTCAGAATCCGAAATTTAGGAAAAAGTAAACACCGGTTCGACAGAGTACGCGGTGGTAACGGAGAAGAGCGGCCTCGGCCGGGCGGAGGTCTTGTTTAATAGCAATTTTTTAGAAGTCTCTATCGACACCGCCCCGCCCACCACGTTAGTCATATCCGCCACCGCGTCGTAAAATATTTTTGTCACAATTTCTTTGGCGAAACTGATCATGTAGTGGTCGTCCGGTTTAGGATTCTCCATCTCCTCCATGCACTGGTGGTAGTGCTGCAGCATCGCCTTGGGCGACGATTTCATGTCCGGGTCGATTTTCTCCAACCGTTTGTTGGCGTTCTCAATGAAACCCTTGTAGTTGGGAAACAAATCTTTACTTTTACCCATAATAAGTTTTATAGCAATCAACACTATACGCCTGTTAAAATCTTTGTACTCAACGCTTTCCTCCACGTATTTAGTCTGAGAGATAAGCTCTTTGATATTGTTAAAATTTTTATCGTTTGGAGACTCTTTGTACTCTTGGTGGGCGCGCTTGATCATACTCAGCACGTTATCTGGCAGCATATTAGCCTTCTCTATCAGAACGCTGCATCGATCGGCGATCAGCTGTTTTGTAAACTCTTTCACGTCCACAGTCTCCATCTTATTAAACAATGATGTTACCCATACTTTTTTTATCAATCGTTACCGTCATAATTCTGTACATTTTAAAATTGAACAGGGGACAAATGAATAGGCTCGTTTATTACAAATATAAATTTATTCCAGAACCGCTAGCGAAACACGTGCGCGTTCACAGGCTCAAGATTTTTTAATAATCAGTATGCACATTTCTTCGTTGCAGATTTCGTCGAATCCGCCGCGCAGCCTCAGCACCAGGTGTAAAGTACTTTCTTTCTGTATGTTGTAGTCGGACAGCTGACGGTCGTCGTCCAACTGCTTGCCTGCGAAAATGAGCCGCTGCTGGTCGACGGGCACGCTCTCCTTGTCGGCTATCTTTTGCTTTAGATCGGCTATCGAATCGGTCGATTCGACGTCCACCGTGATGGTTTTGCCGGTGAGAGTTTTCACAAAGATCTGCATCGCTCGAATGGTGCGTGCGCAGAGCGACAACACGCAATATATAACCAACATATTAAGAAACATCGTTCAGATGACGGAACCTAAAATACACGTACACGTTTCAGACAGCTTTGTCAACTTCCCGTACAGCCTGGTGGTGGCCAAGCCGCCGACGTCCCGACTCGTCGTGTACGTGCCCACGTTTGAGGACGAACGGGCCGTTAGCAAGAGAATCCTAAACAAACAGGGTTACGCCGAGGTGGAGGTGCTGAAGCACGTGTCGAATTTTTTACAGGACGTCACGGACGAAAGCCAGGTGGTGTACTGGAATTGCATTGGCACCATTACGAGAACGGGCGCCGGCATCACGCACGTCTACACGGTGGTGCTGAGCGACAACGTGTACGATTGCCAAAAAATCGAGGTCGCCACTTCGATCACCAGACCGCTGTGCCCGTTGCAGGTGGATTACGAGTCGCACGTCAACGACAGGACGCTGCTGGTCGGCGAGATGGCCGGTGACGACGAGATGATTGCGCTCACGCAGAAAACGGACGTTGATAATTTTCTCATTTGTTTCCGGAAAGACACGCCGCTCGGCATCAAAATTTTAAACATCAAACGCTATCTAATTCTGCTGAGTCTGCGGGCGAGGCGAGCCACCTTCTCGATTTACATGACGTACGACGAGCTGACAATAGTGCACAGGGAGTTGTCGTGGGAGAGCGTTAGGCGGGTGTTGCGCGACGGAAAAATAGGGCAGTGCAACGTGCTCGATCGAAAGAGTTACGTCTACGTCAAAAACGCCCTCGAACTGCTCGACATCGACAACCAAGACATGAAATCGGTGCACATGCTGTTGGACGCGTTCACGCCGCTCGTGATGAGGTACCATCTGGTGCCGGACGTTTTCATAGAGCTGAACAACATCAGCGGCGCCAACAAGCACGTGCGTTTGTACTGCAAATACATGGCGCTCGCCATCACCAACAGGGGGCTGGTACCCATTAACCTTCCCACCAACAACCCCTCGCCTCCGGTGGCGACGACGCCCACGCTCGATGAACGTTTCTACACGCAACTGGGCACCAGACAGATTTACGCCAAAGCGCCCGAGTACAATTATTTCATATAATAAACATTGATTATAGATTTATATTATTTTATCTATTAAACATTATAGATTTAGATTATTGTATTTAACATTATATTGATAAAAATAAATAAACATAATTTTATTAAATTAAGATCTCATGGACAATTTTGACCAGCTGGACGCTATCATACAAGACAACCGGGTCGTCATCAGACAGGTGCTGCTGGTAGTCGCCTCTTTTTTCATATTCATCATGCTAATCATGCTGTTCGTTTCCGTGGGAAAACTTTAGTCTGTACCTGTACATCTCGCAGCATCTCAACACGTTCTCGTGTTTGTATGTGAATTTCACGGATATCCTAAAACACGACGGGCAAAAAAGACGCCGCATATAATAGGGACCGCCGCCGTTCCACATTCTAGCCTCGCCACAGTATTCGCACACAAGTCTCAGCTCGAAATGCAGCAGAACAGAGTCCATATACTGGTTGACGCACATCGAGGCGATCTGTCTGCGCACCGTCACCGAGTGCACCCTTCGCAGGACGTTAATCATAGACAAAAAGTGACGTAGGGGACATTCGCTACGGTCGAGAGATCGGACGCTCAAATAAATTAAAGACCTCGGGTTAACAAAAATTAAAGACATTTGTTATTATACATCAGATTTTATTAAATCGCTAACCATATCGCTAGTTATATGTTTATTTTGAGTATTCTTTTTAGGTTTAGAGATTCTAGACTTTGGCTTGACGACCACCTCGTCTTCGTGTTGAAAATTGTTTAAAAACACTTTAAATTTCTTCATGCCTTCGGAGAAAACGTCCATATACTTGTACACCACCATGCAATGCTCGTCGTCTTCGGGCGGCGGCGGCGTCACCTCCTCGTTGTTGTAGCACGCCACGAGAAGCGCGATCGAATACTCGACCACCCTCTTCCTCACGCCGTTCGTCTTCTCGTAGTCGAGCACTTCGTGCGCGTTGCCGCTCTCGTCTTTGACGTTCACCGTAAACTTGAGCTGCTTGTGGAACATTTCAATCTCTGAGAGAATCTCCCGGAGCGCGTGACCGTTCGGGTCGTACGGCTGTTTGGTCGTCTCGTTCACGCCCATGCGGATCCACATTTTGTTGCTTGCCTTCCACGTGAGCTTCAATTTGCTAAACAGCTGGGTGAACAGGATGTACGTATTGTTGCTGTAGAGGGATGGTAGTTTTTTTTTCAAATTTGATTTCTTGATCGGCACCATCTCCAACTTCATCTTGATGTCAAACATTTTCTTCTTCAACAGATTGTTGAGAGCGACGCTCTCCATCAGTTCGACGATTTCCGCTCGATTGCTTATCTTGTCCAGGTTCACGTAGTATTGCTCGTCACCGTTGTTAAAATCCATTACGCTTTCGGCAGTATTCATATTCTTCGTCTAGCGTTTTGGGTAAATTAAATAAATGATTTAATTTGTCTCTGTGCGAGGCTATTGACTGGGTAGAGTCTGGCTGCTGAATAAAAATTTTGTGCGCGCGGTCGTTAATAAATGAGGAATTCTTGCAGAATTGTGGTTCTTCCACGTGCGCCACCACAGAATTTGTATCAAATTTACTCTTTCTATAGTTAATCGTCTCGCGCAACACCGCGTAAGCCTTGCTACGTGTCAACAACGTCTCGCCGTTCATATTATCGCACGTCCTATCGTAGCGCGTACACAAATTAAAATGACGATAATTCCTCCCGCTTCACCCCGATCACGCCGCAACACAGCCTACCGCCGGAATTACCGGTCGTTTTACTTGTTACGTCATCACCCCTACCCAAATCGTCACGCTGCTCGTGCACCACCAGACTGCGACCGAGGACGCTGTGCTCTCCGTACAGGCTGATGCGCGGGCTTATCATGCTGAAATGCGTGTATTTGTAGCCGTAAGAGCGCACGTTGCCGAGGTCGCCGAGGTGGCCGTGCTCAGCATCCCCGTGCTCCTCGTCGAACGGGTTCAGGTGCTCGCCCGCTGAAGTGCATCCGTTGGTCACGTCGCCAAATTCGTGGATGTGGATGCCGTGCTCGCCTTTCGGCAGATCGATCAGGTGGCCGCTCATCCTGGTGACGTGGTGCGGCAAATCTTGAGTAAAAGTGACGACGCCTTTACCGCCGCTCATCACGCACACTCCTTTCATCTTAACACCCTACTGTAATACGTCAGAGAGGGTAGCACCAGCAGCAGCAGCGACAGCAGAATCAGTAGAAATATAGCGCAACGGGTCGGATTGTCCTTGGCGAAAAACGATGCTCCGAAACCGACAAACAGCGACACTACGCTTATATACATGAACCGTTTCGGTCTAACGAGCAGCGCGTCGTGGCGGGTGCAGTACCATTTGAAGTACGCAAAGGTGTCGTTGGCCGCCAGGGCGGCGCCGACCAGCTCGCTTTCGTCGAAATCGACAATCTCGTCTCCGACGTCCAACATCATTACCTGGCCGTTGCTGTTCACGTCGAGCGACACGAGATACGTGGCCGACAGCAGAATTATCTCAAACATTTCGTCGTCTTTAAAGTTTAAAAAATTTGTAAAGTGCTCGGGGCGTATCTCTATTATCTCTCGGCTGTCGACCCCCAGAGACTCGTAGTACGACGACAGAAACGCGTCAGACAGATTGTCGAGCGCGCCTTTAGGAAACATTTGATTGAAACCGAGAGGATCCCACAACATCAGCACAAACTCGGCTATAAAGAAAAAATATTGAGCTATATTAAAGACGGACAGGGACGCGGTCACGAGTCTGGTAGTGGCACGAGCCACCACCGACACCGTGTTGATCAGGGTTCGGTTCAGCACTTGAATCACGGCCGCTTTGTACGTCTCGCCCAACAGGCGCACCGTAAATTTGGTAGTACCCGATGCGACGACTTTTTTTAGAGCCGGAATCAGCACTTTGTTTACTTGCTGCAGCATGTTCGTGAGCGTGCTTTCCAGAAACGAAAAACCCAAATCGATCAGAATGGACGATATCAACTCGTGATTTTCCAAAAAGTCTGTTATAATACCTTCCAAATCGGCACTAAAATTGTTCTTGTGAGTCAACGTGTTGGTGTAAAATCGCTTGGGCTCCGCTTTACCGTCACCTAGCAGCAGGCGACGGCGCGCTTTCACGGCGGATTCGACGCCGAAAACGGTCCTGTTGTGGAAACCGACGTTGGCCGTGTACGACACGTTTTTAACGCTAGCCAACACTTTACTCTCTTCTTCCGGATCGTACGCAGAGTCTCTGATACGCAACCACTCCTGTAGATTGTTTTCGGGCGGAGGCGCGTCCGGTAGAATGGCGCTGGGCTTTTTATAGTCAAAGTCGCGCAAATCCGAAATCACTTGAGTGGTCAACAATTTAAACGTCGTGAAGACAGACTCCTCGAGAACGAAGGTTATGAACGTCTCGTACCAAGGGCGCGTGCACGAATCTTCACCCGCGTCACGACCGAAACGTCGACAGTACGCGCTGTTGTATTTGCCGCGAATCCGTTCCGGAAACGCCGGATCGTCGTCGTAATACACATTGAACCCGGGCACATCGTCCACACCCCTGATCAGATGGTTTTCCGTTCTCAAATACGGAGAATTAAAGTACATTTTAGTAAAACTATCCACCATCACACACTGATGGTTAACGTATCTAGTTTCCACCGATTGAATCTCGCCTTCGCGCACAGCCTCCGCCCTATCTAAGTTGAAGCACGCCGGTTGATTGTACTGAATGGTCGTGTCCGACGTTTGGGTGTAAGCGCCGACGGGCGTGTCAATATCGATAACCCCGGTTTCCGTGAACGGGTAACAAGACATGGCCTGACAACCCTCTCTGGAAAATTTCAAATCTACAACGACGGCGTCTTTTAATCTGGGAGGTACAAAATAGTCCAATTCGTTATCTGCCGGTTTGATGCTGTAGTCTATGAGTATGTGAGGAAATCTTTGCCTCCACTTTGGTATCAGATTTAATCTATACCTTTCCATAACGTACGCTGATGCGTTAATTAAATCAACAGGAGTGGGACTAGCCATTCTTAATTTAATATTTTAATAAACATTAAACAAAAATAATAAAAACAAAAATAATAAATTTTTAATGGAAAAATAAGTAAACATTATTAAAAAAATAATAAACCTTGTTTGTAAAAATAAATAGTTTTTGAGAGGGGTCGATTTAACAATTAGTTTTGTAGTTTTAGAAAAACGATAAACCTTGTTTGTAAAAATAAATAAACATTCTGGGATTTGGTCAAAAAGTTTTTGAGAGGGGTCGATTTAACGATTTTT